GTTCACCCTTAACAACTTTGTAGCCGTAGACTTGCAGACCACGGATAATGTTGCCGAAGGTGGACTCGGAACGGATGGTTTCCATGTTTGTCATCTGTGATGCAAACGTGAAGCCCATTTTGTGCCCAGCAATGATGTTGTACTTGCCCGAAGAGACGCTCAAGTTGTGGCTGACGTAGATGGTGAAGCGATCCACCATACCCAGACGACCATTGCGAACAATAGACATGCTGTCGCCAGTTAGCGAAGCGTCCTTCAGTTCAGACTTCTTAATCAAACCAGCCATCTTGGCGGGGATAACCACAAAGCGATCACCTTCAGGTGCGTTGGCTTCATCTAACACGGTGCCGAGGTCAACTATCAAGTCAACAACGGAGGTAGTGCTGGAAGCGCCGTCTTTGGTCACAGTCAGCGGAGCAGCGCTTGTACCGAGGTTAAACGACGTAGACTGCTCACCCGCAGTGGCACCCTTGTTAAAAGCGCCAATCCCAGCCAAGATGTCGGTCAACACACGTGTGTCGATCTTAATCTTCATGCGCTCAGAAGCATCCTTTGACCAAGTGTCCATCAGGTTGATGTCCGACTGAACTTTATCCACATCGTCTTCAACGCAGGCAAAGTATTCGCCTTTGTCGATTACAAGCTGTATTTTGGGTTTGTCAGGATTTTCCACGGTCAGAGTTTGGCCTTTCACGTAATCGCGAATGGTGATCTCGGGGGTGGTGCGGATGTTCACGGTGTCGCCATACTGGCGAATCTCACCTTCATAGCTGGTATTAGAAATAGCAGCTAGGACAGTGGCATCGTAAAAATTTTCAATCAATTTGCCAGACCAAATTTCGGGAATAAAATTGCCCGAATAACTGGGATTGCCGGGGGAAACAGGGTAAGCCATAATAAAACTCCTCTAATTAAGCATTAACTTGGATACGATTTTCTCGCTGTGCAGCAAAAATATCGCGTTCGATTCGGTCGCGCTCTTGTTCTCGGCTTTTGTATTTTCCAATTCGGACATCGTTAAAAAATTTCTGAATGTCTTGCGGCGAATACATTTTACCTTGATTGGTAGTCGCAGGCGCTCCGGTGTTTCTTGAACGACCGGGGGTAACTTGCTTCTCCAACTCAGAAACACCAGTGCGACCAGTGGATTGAGCAACTGTGGCCTGTCCGGTGGACTCTAACCAAGTTCGGAAAAAATTAGCAACTCGACCCGCATCAAGCGAGCGTTGCGCATCGTCTAGGTATGTTTGACGTGTAATGCCTGTCAACGGATCAGCTTGTAACAACCATGACTGGAAGGTGTCATTCTCGTTAAGTTGCCGATAGTTCGGGACATTAGCACTCAATTCAGCCCAAAACTGTTGCTCTGCGGATACCTGTTGGCGTTGTGCTACGGCTTGCACCTGCGGCACTACACTCGTCTGCATCTGTCGCAGCATATGTTCTATCTGGGCAAGGCGTTGTGCCACGGGGACTAATTCCTCGCGGGATACTTTGCGCATCACATCAAGCGATTCGCCATACTCTTCAACATCTTTGTCAGTGATAATCTTTTCTGTTACCGCCTGTTGTCGCGTAGTATTGGCGTTTGCCTGCTGTGCAGACAGCGATGCAAGCAACTGTTCCATCTGCTGTACCCGGCCTGTCATTTCTCGGTTCTGTTGATGCAGTCGAGGAACTTCAGCGTTGTACATACCTTGAAGTGTTTTGTACTTCTGGACAATAGTTTCTTCCGACACATTGTCATCACCCGATCTTTGCTCGTTTGTGGGTGACGGAGCGGCGTTATTCGGTGCAGAGTCAACGTCGGCGAGTGGCGTGACGGTACCATCGGCTGCGGAAGTATCCGTGCCTGTGTTGTCGTCAGTATTAAGTTGTTGGTACAACTGCTGAACTGCCTCGGTCTGCTTGCGAATTTGCTCTGGAAGTGCCATGTTGAACGCTCCTATCGGTGTGCGTAATTAAAGTCGGCGAGTTTTATCAGGACTTTGCCGCTAAGGCAGGGGCTTCTTTAGCGAGTCTTACAAACTCACCTAACACTTGGCAGCGCCCCTGAAAGACTGCGGTGTTGTTAATTGCGTTCGGTAGCTGCTCAAGTTCACGCAAGCGCCATCCGTCAAACCAATCCAGAAACTCTGGATGCTGACGAATAAATAAGGCCAAAGCCTTAATCACTTTCGGTTCAGGCTTAATCATGCTGCTTTCCCGCTCAAACGACTCTGCACTGTGTTAGCTTCCATTCCGCCTTTGAGTGATCCATCAGGATTTTCTCCGCCGGATGCAGGGGCTTGCGCTTGCTGTTGTGCAGCAGTCGCCGTTGCCCTTGCTTGAATCCGACTTTGATAATCTGATTTCTCCCGAGATGGAATAACTTCTTCTACAGGCATTTGCAATCCCTTTGCTATTTCCCGTAGGATAGTAGCACGTCCTCCCTTCCCAAGAATCTCAAGATCAATTGGGTTAGCGGTTGCATTGAGGAACTCGATACGGCGAATGTTAACAGTTTCTTTAACCGCAAGATTGATTGCACCTTTGGCAATTACTTGAACATCACCTTTAATTGACTCGTCTTCATCATAGCGCATATTGTACACAAATTGGCGCATAACAATGGGTTTGACAACATCCGTGTCTATGTGCATGACCACTTGCCGGATACCTTTACCAGCAGCGCCCATCAGCATGGACAGACCGGACGAGGTACGTCCAGCGCCTTGCACGTTGAGATCGCCATACACATAGGCAGGGATGCCCGAATGGTCGTCAGCCAAACGGCTAAATTTTTCGTAGACACCCACAAGCTCAGTAGCGCGGCTGTCTGGCTGGGTGAACCGAATGGCAGGCGCACTTGACCCTACAGGATCATTGATAGTCTGCCAAATTTTCCACGGCGCAAGTTGTGTGATGTCTTCGTTGGGGGGTAGACGCTCGACGTTTACCTCAACCTGTGGGCCGGAGGAGATGCCCATGTTGTTGACTAGCGCACGAGTAGCAGCGTTGCACACGCCTTGCAAGTCTTCGATGATCTCGGGTATACCCTTACCCCAAACCGCCCCCGGACATTTGATAAACGAAGTTTTGGCGTAGGGTTTCTCGCCCAGCGGGTCATAGTTAAGCACCGCCTTAATAACGATGTTGCCCACCATCCAGACATTTGCATCGTACTCACGTGCGTCATCGGGCACGTCTTCTTCGGTCAGCCCCCACTCAATGAGCATTTTTCCGCTGACTTTGCCCCAAAACTCTAGCGCATCAAACTCTGTGGTAGGCCGCATGTAGCTGTAGTACTTGCGCTCCTCCTCGTTCTTCTGAAGCTCTACGTCTTCGTTAATCCACGACAAACCATTCCCAATTTCTAGCACTTTGCGGATAGCGTCGTCATCGTAGCCGGGAACACCAATCAAGTCGGACAACTGCATCCGCGACAACGGGTGATATTCAAACAAATACCCATCATTGATGGTGCTGACCCCCGGTTCGGGGTACATATAAAACGGATCGACCCGTTCGTACTCCGGGCCAAGGCGCTCAATGGGTTCAACTATGGTGCGACCCGTAGCATCAGTCTTCCATCCTAGCACCCGCTGACGCCGCACCACTGGCCCTTTGACAAACGCACAGGGGTAAGTAACCAAATCGGTAATAAAGTCGTTAAACGCATCACCCCAGCCGCCTTGCGCAAACTGATCTTTGATTTTGATCGTCATCTTGTCAGCACGAAGCTGGGCTTGCTGCAACACGTCAAAGCGGTAGTCTTGCGACACCATTTCTTTTATTTCGCGCATCTCTTCGACGTTGGGAGCCTTACCATACTCTGTAACAAGTTTGAGCACGCGCTCCGCAAACATTGATTGCACTTCTTTAGACTGCATGGGACTCAAATCGGGGATAGGAGTAGCTTGCAAGTCCCACGGGGGTGACCCATTATCAAGCAGAATGTCCCGCAACCACGATTCTGCTGCACGGCACTTAACTTCCGTGATCATCATAAAAATTTCAGAGCCACCCTGACCACGAATCTGTTGTAGCTTGTTTGCTTCGTACTCTCCGTTGCGTTGCCGCAACGCTTGGAGCATTTTCTGCTCGATAGGCCGCTTTGCCATCTGCGCTGCATCCCAGCACCGCCGTAGATACGCTGCTAATCCAAGGATAACTGACTGATTTTGACGTTCTTGGAAAGCACGGTCAGTAATTTCCCGTTCTTGCCTTGCAAGCTCGGTGTTATTGACGACCCGCAGAAATGTTAGACCAGCCATTGCTTACTTTTTGGTGTTACTGCTCAACCCAATAAAATCTGTAAGATTTTTTGATCGGTATTCTTTTTCCGGTTCTGCTTCAGTATCCCCTACAAAATCGGCTCTGCTCATGCTTAAAGCATTAGCCTGTCGCATCTTGCTTTCAGCCCCTGCGCTTGCAAGTTTTAGCCTAGCCAGTTTTTCTTTTCTTTGCTGATTTGCAATTTCATCAGCGGTAGGCTCGGCGGCTACTTCAATCCTTTTACGTAAAAACGCAGCATCCGCTTTATCCCCCATGTCAGGGTTAGTGTTATCTTGCCGACGAGTCAGCCCCTGCTGCTTGTTCATATAGTCCCGCAAAGACATCCCAGATTTTGCCAATTCTTCTTTGGTGACTACTGGAGGCTTTGACCCTACGTTTATTCCTCGTGCCGCCAGAGACATACCGGAACTGCCGCCCATTCCGGGCGCTGCTGTCGCTCCTACACTCGGTTTAGCAGGCGCAGCTACTGGTTTACCCAAACTTGCAACAGAAGCTAGCGCCCTAGCACGGGTTTCCTCATCAATCCGAGGGTTCGGCCCTGTGACAACTCCACCTGCTTGGTAGGATTTGACCGCTGGCCCCCCCATTTTGGGGTTGCTGGATGTCATCGTAAAGGGTTTTCCTTGTCCGCATTGCATAATTTTTCCTTATAGGTGCCGAGGTTCTACCAGTAAGTGTAACCGTTGTCAAGTAAAAAGAAAGCCCCCTGTCGTTTTCACGCACCGAGGGGGCTAAACCCCAACTGGGGACAGGAGATGACAACTGCGATCAAGCAGCAACGGCAGTATATCACGTCCAACCCGCCGATGCTGCATGTTTAATCTCCCTACGCTGTAAAAGATGCCCACCCTCTCCCGCACTGGCAATGTGAAGCATCAGATACTGCAAGGCTTCAGCCACGTGAGAGTGTTTATTCTTGTCAATATCTCCGTCACCACGGGGTTTGTACCTGTAGCCCCCCATCATGGCGGCTTTTAGCTGGGTGCAGCGGGGGTCAACGAGAAATCCCGGGTCGCCGTCTACCTGTCGCATGAGGTAAGCATCCACAGCATTGACCCTTGCCGAGACATTGTTGGTCTTGGCGGGGATAACTCTGAGTCCCTCGGCCTTGATAATGTCCACGGCGCTGCGCTCGTCCGTCTGCGCCCTCTGTATGCCTGCCGGATCAACAACAACCAGCACCGGGGCACCGGGAAAGCGTTCGTAGAGCAGCGGCTTGAGCATCGTGCGCACAAACCGTTGCGCCCCCATGTCAAAACTGACGCACTCCCCAAGTATCAGCGCCCGTCCCCGTGGGTCTTGCTGCCCAATGACAGCCGCCGGAGTCAACCCCAAGTCCATCCCTACCACGATGGGCCGCACTCCGTTAAGTATGGTGCGCAGCCGTTCCTTCGCCATGTGGTAGTCCGGCCTGAAATACTTGTACACCGGCATACCTGCCGAGGACAGCCCATACTCGCCGTCGATGTAGACCCGGATGTACTCCTCGCTGCGCCCTTGGGTATCGTAGTACCCATCAGGCAAGTTATCAATATTCTCGGCTCTGGGACTCCGCCCCGAAGGCTGTTTGAACACATCCCAACCGTTGTCGTTGAGTGACACACCATCTTTGGGGTCAAGCCCCTCCATCTGGTAGTACCACCACGTGTCCATCGTCGGTGGATTGGTATCCGCCCACATGCCATGCCACGTCGGGCCTCCGTCCTTTGCACTGGGATACCGCCCAATCCGTTTGGACATGGCGTCCACGATGTCCGGGTGGATGTCGCGGCACTCGTTAAACCACGCAAAACTCAACTCCAACGAGTTCAAGTTCGCCACATCGTCGGCATCATCCAGTGCCCGGAACATAATCTCACACTCCACATCCCCCACCTTAAAGAAATAAGTCTTGGTGGTGCGCATGTACTGCCCACACTGACCCGGCGGAAACCAGTCTAGGAACGTCTTAATGGTCGTATCCTGAAGCTGACGCACGGTTTCCCGCACAATCGCAGCCCGGGTCTTCCTGATGCCGTTGGCGTTGGGTTCCTGCATAGAGGCTCGTCGCACAATCTCAAAGGAACAAGTCACACTCTTGCCAGACCCCACCGGCCCCATGAGCGTGCGCATCTTGGCGCTGGACGCCATGAACTTCTTGCCCGTAGGCGGCGGTGTGTAGTTAATGTCGAGCGGCATATGCTGACTCTGCGCTTGGACTAACAAGCAGCACGATGAACTCGCGCCCGTGCTTTTTGCTGCGTGTGATCTTGGTCTGGTAAGACTTAGCTGCACGTTGTAGTGCGTTCTCCACGGTGATAGCCTCATTGGCGCTGCGCAACTTCAGGGCTTTGAACCCGTCATAGGTCTGGGTAAACAGGTCTTCAATGTTCGATGGCAGTTGCATCTTCAATCTCGGTAGTTGCTTCAATGGTACGCGCATCCCGGGGGTCGTTGCCAAGGTTGATGGTGATCTTCACACCACCACCGTTCTGCTCTTGTGGGCCAGTGTCCTTAGGTTC